ATCGTTATTATGTCGACAACGATGTTAGTATCACGGGTGCGCTCCCTGCCACGGCGGTTATGAGCCCCGGCGGCGGGAACGGTTCTCCGATCCGATCAGGAATGATGAGGGCACAATGAGAGAAATCACCTACGGTCCCGGCGGTTTCGACCCGTCAAAGCCGAACAACAACATCGTCTCGGTCGAAGAACACCCCGACGCACCTCAAATCCGGGAACCTCTCGACCCGACCGGGACACTCGCCGCTCTGCTCGTAGTCGTCGGCACACTCACCCTCACCGACGCGGCTAACGGCGTACATCTCACACCGGAAGACCTGATCGCCGAAGCGGAAGCGTGGGCGCTCTGATGAAAACTGTGAGCCGTGCACAGTGGCGGGCAAGAAAACCGAAAGGCCAGCGCATCCCGCTGGTCGGGTCTGGAACGTGGGCGCTCTGATGGGGTTCTTTCTGCTTGATAACCCGCCACGGTCACCACAGTTTTATGCGACCCGCAACGGCACCCCCACGTGGGCTGTCGCCGCCATGCTCGTAGTCGTCGGGGTGCTTACTTTGGCCGATGCCGCTAACGACGCACATCTCACCCCGGAAGACCTGATAGCCGAAGCACTCACCGCCGAAGCCGAAGCATGGGGAATGTAATAAATGCCGCGAGAACAACTTATCCTAGCCAAAGAATCTTGATAGTGATATAATTCATGTAGAGGTTTGGAGGATATATGACTATCGTAGTAAATGACGTTTCTGATGTTGGTATTTATAATATTGTGGGGGATCAAGGGACGACCTTTAGGAGAACTATCACATACAAGGACTCATTAGGGGCCGCAATCGCCTTGGGCACTGGGGCCTCTGCTAAAATGCGGGTCAGAAAAGTAACTCCAGTTACCTCCCAGAACGCTTCCGCTAATTCCCCATCTCGCTATATTCTGTCCCCCTCAGTTATAGATTTGACGTCTATCGTCAGCGCCGTTACGGTGAGTAGCGCCACTCCCGGTGTTGTCACACTCGCATCTCATCCTTTCATTGAAGCAGAACCGGTATACTTCACGGCTACTGCCATGCCAACAGGCCTGACGGCGAATGTAATTTATTACGTTAAATATGTCAATGTCTCAACATTTCAGTTGTCAGCGACAGCCGGAGGGGCTGCGATTGCAACATCGTCCACAGGAACGGCAGTGGTCATATATAGAGGCCCGATTGTTTCAGCAACAATTGGATTAGAACTGACTGTGGCTTCTGGCGTTGTGGAGATTGTAGTCCCTGCCTCCGTTATGTCTGCTGCCCCTGCGGCTATTTACGATTACGATCTCGAAGTTACATTAGGGACAGCTCCTGGTACTGGTCTTGTGGGGGAAGTTATAAAACTTGTTCGTGGACTGTTTGAAGTTCGATTTGAAACGACTGCGTAGAAATGGCAGAAATATCTTCAACTCCCAATGAAGTTGTAGTCAGCGGCAATGATGTTGTTGCTGCTATAACTCCTAATACTGGGGGTAAAGATATTGTTGTTGAGGGAGGGTTGAAGAGTGTAAATATTTCTCCAGGAAATACTGCTTCAAATTCTTCTACTGGCGTTGTTGGTCCTCAAGGTCCTCAAGGTCCTATTGGTCTTGGTTCTGCTACTGTTTCTATTGGGACTACTACTACTGGACTTGCTGGTTCTCTTGCTAGTGTCGTTAATTCTGGCACTGGAACTGTTGCTATTTTAGATTTTACTGTCCCTCGAGGCGCTCAGGGCCCGCAGGGCCCTCAAGGTCCTCAAGGCGCTACTGGCGCTCAAGGGGCTACTGGGCCTCAGGGAGTCACTGGGCCCCAAGGCCCTCAAGGACCGCAAGGCCCACAAGGAGCCAAAGGGGTTGTAATTGGGACAACCGCTCCGGGCGATACAACCCTTCTTTGGGCGGATACGGCCACGCCTTCTACCCTTGGACCGCAAGGCCCTCAAGGCGCTACTGGCGCTACTGGCGCTCAGGGTGCTATTGGTGCTCAAGGCCCTCAAGGACCGCAAGGCCCTCAGGGCGCTATTGGCTCGCAAGGTGCTACTGGCGCTCAAGGCCCTCAAGGACCGCAAGGCCCTCAGGGCGCTACTGGCTCGCAAGGCGCTACTGGCGCTCAGGGCTCTCAAGGACCGCAAGGCCCTCAGGGCGCTACTGGCTCGCAAGGCGCTACTGGAGCTCAAGGCTCTCAAGGACCGCAAGGCCCTCAAGGCGCTACTGGCTCGCAAGGCGCTACTGGCGCTCAGGGCCCTCAAGGTCCTCAAGGCGCTACTGGCGCTCAAGGGGCTACTGGGCCTCAGGGAGTCACTGGGCCTCAAGGCCCTCAAGGACCGCAAGGCCCACAGGGCGCTACTGGCTCGCAAGGCGCTACTGGCCCCCAAGGTCCTCAAGGCGCTACTGGCGCTCAAGGTTCTACTGGCGCTACTGGCGCTCAAGGTCCGCAAGGCCCAGCCTACGACACTAACGCCCTCACCGAAACCGGGCAAGACCTTGTCGATGCTGACGTATTCTCAATTTACGACGCAAGTCAGGCCACCAACCGCAAATCTTTGATGTCCCGTATTGCGAAGTATATTTTTGCAAAAGTAAGTAGTGACATTACTATGACATCTGCTGGCGTTGCTACAGTTGACGCTCGGGTCACAGCCCCAATCGGATCGGTAATGTTGTGGGCGGGGGCAGCATCGGGTGGTACTTCGCCCGCTTACACTTCACTACCGACAGGTTACGTCCTCTGCAATGGAGCTAGCCTTGCCACTACCGGGACATATGCTGCACTATTCGCGGTAATTGGATACCGCTATGGCGGTGCTGGCGCTTCATTCACGCTACCCCTTACGGCATCTAAGTCACTTTTCGGATTAGCAGCCGGAACGTCACCGACAGTCGGAAAGACCATTAGCACAGGGAATCAAACTGCCTTACATACACACACACTAGGTGCTGTGCAGGGCCAGAGCGTCACACATACCCATGTGGTTGGGTCAGGTTCTTCGGGCAAGAACTCTGGTAATGCCAGTGTAGGACACACTCATGCAAGTCAATCAATTGGTAATGAGACTGCATATCATGCCCATTCTGTCAGCGGAGTAGAAATGTACTTCATTATTAGATTCTCACTATAAGGAGTGAATTATGACAATTAATGAATCAGAAAAACCAAAAATGCTACTACAAGATGAACCTAGTGGGTTTGGTTGTGTTGGGTATCTTGCGAAGACCATCAATGGCACGGACCAAAAAGGGATATTTGGGTTTGCTTCCGCCCAGTTTATTGAAACTTCGTGGAACGATAACGGTCGTTGCGACGGGGGGTTTATCGGCCCAATGTCGTTCCATGTCCCTGATGGTAATGGAGGATGTTCGTGTGGAAGACTTGACCAAAACCCAGCAGATTTTAAGATCTGCGATAACGGCTTTGGACGACAAGATGCGCTTGAGATTAGCCAAGCCGTTATGACTGCGCTACCCGCTGGCTACATTAGTTACCTCGAATTCAAAGACAGAGACTCTGAAGAGATTTTGCTCGACATGCACTGGAACTCGGCCGCACGAACCCTTCAAGAACTATTCAAACTGATGTTTGAATGGAGGGATGCCTACTTGCTATTGGGGGTAGAAAGCCTTCCAGCAGTCACAGCAGATCTCCTGTTGACCGAACTAGATATGCCTGTTGATTTAGAGTTATGGATTAGAACCCAACTCCCAGATCAGTCTGTAGTGAAATATCTGAATGGCGACACTGCGGCTAGACAACGCGTAACACCTCCGAATATAACCGACGACTTTTCTTATTGGCTTCACAATAAGATTGCATACAGTTCTCGAAACTACGGTTTGACAGCATGATCACTATCTATGAAGGAGAAACATGACAGTATTGAAGTATTACGATGGGGCAGCATGGGTAGCGTTCAATAGCGCTGCCGGATATGACGGAGTCACTTCCGCAACCAGTGTTCTTATTGGCAAAGGTTCTAAGACATGGACGTTCAATATTCTCGGAGCGTTCAATCTCGGATCTCGCGTCCGAGTTGCTGACAACGCCGCTCCGTCAGCAAATTGGTGCGAGGGTGTCATCACTGGGGTATCTGGACTTGCAGTTACCGTGACGGTGGACATAATTGGGGGGAGTGGAACAAAGGCGTCTTGGAACGTGAGCCTCGCAGGTTCCGCTCTTGACATCAATTCTCTAACCACAACTGGAGAGGCTCTGGTCGATGCTGATACATTCCCAATTTATGACGCAAGTCAGGCCACTGCCCGTAAGTCTTTGATGTCTCGTATCGCAACATACATCTTTGCAAAAGTGAGTAGCGACATTACTATGACCTCTGCTGGTGTGGCTACTATGACAGCGGTTGAAAGACTGAGGGTGAAGGGTGTTGGTGGTTCCATAACAGGTGGTACCGCTCCCGAAGTCTCGGGAGGGGGATACAGGGTCATTGCGGGGTCTTCTGTCAACACCTTGAGTGGAGGACAGGCAACAGTGACATTGGCGGGTTCAGGATTTGCTAACGGAATGGTTTCTTTGGTGATAACGAGCGGCGATGTAGGCGTCACCACCAAACTTGTGGGGGTCGTGTCCCAGACGAGGACTACGTTTGTTTACAGGGCATGGAGCTATTCGTCGACCGCACCTTACGGCACATACGTCTTAGAGTCTGCTATTGCCGATTCGCGTGTCAACTACATTGCCGTTGGCTGGTAGTCGAGGCCATCATGATAATCTAGCAATTCATAACTTGACTTTATATCAAACTTTACCTACACTTAATATGATCGGAGGATCATAAATGCGTTCTAATTTGAATTTTACATTCCCGTTTCAAAAGATCAATAAGGAACAAAGGATTGTCACAGGCATTGCGACTGCCGACAATCTAGATCTCGAAGACGACGTTGTAAACTTTGAGGCCTCAGTGGAGGCTTTTTCGAATTGGATAGGCAATATACGAGAAATGCATTCTCCTATTGCTGTAGGCAAATTGATCGATTGGCGTGTGGTTCCCGTCATTTACAAGGGCAAAGCTTATCAAGGTATTGAAGTTTCTATATACATTTCTAAGGGAGCGGAGAGTACTTGGCAGAAAATTCTTGACGGAACTTTACGCGGATTTTCTATCGGAGGCTCTATTTCGAGACGGGAAAAGAGGATGTCTGAAGAGGTTGGGCGTTTTGTAACTGAAATTATGGGTTATACGCTTGGAGAGCTTAGTGTTGTCGATAATCCTGCCAATCCTGCCGGAATGTTTGCAATGATCAAAAGTGTAGGCGGATCTCTGGAGTATGTTGCCGAGAGCGTCCAAGATGTATTTTACTGTGGCAAAGACAACTTCGTTTCCGTCGGTGGAGATAGCGGATGCCCTACATGTGACAGCGAAATGCTCATCATCGGAAAATCCGAGGATTATGACAATATTTTAGTCAATAAGTTCATTGAGACTATCGAGCACTCATTCGATAAAGTAATCTCTGGCGTTGACGAAGTCCGGGGGGATGAGGATAAGTCCTCTAGTGACTCTATTGAGCCTGATTCCCTTGTAGACATTAGCAGCGAGCTAGTGAAGTCTGGCGATGTCCAGTCTCTCGTTCAAGCTCTCGCTAAAGATAATGATGTTGTGATTGGTAGTTTGAAGAATGCTTTAACGATTGCCGATGCTGCCAATCAGCAAGGTGTCTGCGATTTAATTGCAGAGAAAATTGAGAAACATCAAAAGTGGGCCTTACAATTGAAGGTTTCTAATGATGTTCAAGAAATTTCTATTATAGGAGATATTATGGTTGATGAAAATAACGATAATTTGCTATTGTCAAAGAATACTGATAAGGTTGATGTTATGACTGAACAAGACTTCACTGACATTCAAAAGCAAACTGTGCTTTCAAAGCTTGGATCATTCCTTTTCGGCAAGGATGTCGAAGAGAGGTCTGATGCTATTGATGTCAATAAGATGAACTATACCGGTCAACTTACTGCATCCACTTCCCCCCATGTCGTTGTAAATATCGGCGGGGAAGTATTCGAAAAGAATGTTAGTGTCACAATTCCTGAATCTTCAGAGAATTTGACTGATGCTAATGAAGATCTGACTGGTCAGGGTGTTGAAGATTCTACTCTTCTTACTTTGGAAAAGTCGGAAGATAAGATTTCACCTGAAGGTGAAGTAGAAGGAGAAGAAATGGATTTCGAGAAAGTTCTTGAAGGACTTGGCGCTCTTCTTGATGAGAAGCTGGAAAAGGTTAAGGCTGACATTACAGCAGAAATTGACGGAAAGATCGATGCCATCGAGAAGTCCGTTTCTGAGGTAAAAGAGTCAGCTGAAGAGCTTTCCAGCGATCTTGAGAAGGTTGCTAACTCAGGCGCAGAAAAAAAGTCAGACGACGTAGAAGCTGACATCATTGCAGATGAAGATGTTCTCCAAAAGAGCGCCGCTTCGGAAAGCTTTTGGGGCGGACTTTTCGTTCCGGCCGAAATCGTTAAGGTTTTAGGCTACAAATCATGAATCACGGAGGTGAATAATGAGCAGTAAAGATCTATTAGAAAAGGTCCTTGATACGACCACACTCGGTGCTGGTTCTGGCGGCATTCTTAATGCCGTTCAGTCTAATCGGTTCATCGATTATTTGTTTGATCAATCTGTCCTTATGAAGACAGCCCGTATCGTTCGTATGAACGCTCCGACTGTTGACATTGACAAGGTTGCTATTGGCCAGCGCATCATGCGTAAGGCCACTGAAGCTACTGACGATGGTGTCAATGCTGATCCTACGTTCTCGAAGATTTCGATGACGACTGTCAAGCTTCGCCTTGACTGGGAACTTACGACTGAGGGCCTTGAAGATAACATCGAAGGCGATTCTCTGGAAGACCATGTTGCTTCGCTCATGGCCGGTCAGACTGCCAATGATCTTGAAGACCTCAACATCAATGGCTTTGTCGCTTCGGCTGATCCGCTCCTTAAGTCTCTTGATGGCTTCCAGAAGCGTGCTCGAACTTCAGCTGTCGTTGTAGATGCCGCTGGTGGCAATCTTACTCGTTCGGTCTTTGATAAGGCCCTTCGTGCGCTGCCTAACAAGTATCTCCAGCGTCGTGCGCAGCTTGCGTTTTCTACGTCAAGCTCGCTGATTCAGGATTACATTTGGAGCTTGTCTCTGGATGCGACTGCTAACAATGGTGCCGCTGTTGGCTCCGGCCTTGGCGGTTCTGCTGGCTCAACTTTGGGAGACGCAATTGTCAATCAGGGTATGGGTGGCGCTTCCGGTGGTTCAGGTACTGCTTATCTTCAGGGTATTCGCCCGTTTGGTATCCCGATTCTTGAGGTTCCGTTGTACACGGAAACTGAAGCCGGTTCCTATTCTGGTGCTGCTGGTAATCATGGTGTTCTGGAACTTACGTTCCCGAAGAACCGTATTATCGGTATTCAGCGTGACATCACGGTTTACCGTGAGTTCAAGCCGAAGAAGGATACGATTGAGTACACCCAGTACGTTCGTGTGGCTTCGCA